TCCTAATTCAATAATAAGATTTTGAGAAACATTAAAAGAAAATGGGATTAATCTTGTTTTTTTTGTGCTATCTTTAACTTCTGCAACAAATCTAGTGCCCTTTCTGCGATACATCCAACCTTGAGGGTGGGGATTAAAATTTTCTAATGTTAAAGAGCCGTTGCCATAGGGTGCAAAATCAGTTCTGCCGATTAAAGTAGGTGATAACTCCCCAGCATTAAAATTTGTTTGAAGTTGTGAAGTTCTAGGCATTAATAATAATATTTGGAAAAGAAGATATTGCATTTAACCTTGCATTAGTCCAAGTTGAATCTTGAATTGGCAATTCGTTATCATCTTGACTATTTTGATTTTTAGCCTCTTCTAAAGCAAGTACATATTGTTTATAAATATTATCGCCTAAACTAGTTTGAGAAGTTAAGCTAAATGATATTTCGTAAGCTAATCTTAAAACTAAAACATTAATAAAAAGTGAATCGTATAAATTAGGATCAGTAATTTCGCCTATATATTTTAATTTAATGTTATCAGAATTACTAACCAAATAATTACCTTCTATTTTAAAAGGAACATTATTTTCAACTGAAATAATTTTAATTACAGGCGGTACGGTGGGCAATATAAATCTATAAGCCCACTCGTACAATGGTGAACCTGAAGCATCTTTATTAAGAGCTTGCCTATTAACGGCAAAGTTCCATTCCGCCTGCCTTAAAACTTCGTCCAACATTGAAACATAAACAGCTTTACATAAAGTTCCTTGAGGGCTTTCGTCAGTGTCGATATCCCTTATAGTAGCTTTACCTAATTTTATTAATGCTCTATTGCAGATGTCAGTTTTTGAGGTCATTACAACACAGAATATTCAATTAAAATTCTAATATCTCCAGCAGTACTGCCAGCGGTATTAAAAGTAAGAGCGGTCTGCATAAGTTTTTTTGGGTCGGCTGTTAAGCCTGCAATCTCAAAAATCTGTTTATGTTTATTTTCAATAGCAGGTTTTGTAAAAGCATCAACTCCCTTTGTTGCATTTGCTAAGCTTTGTCCGTCCAATAAGCAATCTTTAGCTATTACGGCCGCACCAGCTGAAACGGTTTCATAAAAACCTAAATCAACATCAGTAGCACCAGTAATAGCATCAAAATCTAATTCAATGCGGTGAATAACTGCATTGCTTGGAAGGGGATTACCTAAATAAAAAACTGAAGCGTCTCCGTCAGTAGTAGCTTTTGCTATAGTATCGACAGTAATTCGACTTTTAGCTCCGTTAAGCTGAAAGTTGTTTTTGTCTAAAGAGCCTGTTTTGTTTGCCATAAAATATATATATTAAAATTAAGATTAAGAAGTTGGTAAATCAGTTGTTAAGCAATCAATAGCTACAACCAATTTTTCTTCCATACGAGTTCCTCCATAAGAAGCGGAAGCAGATAATTGGATATTTTGCTTTGAAACATTTTTTTCAGCAATAGTTGTGATATCTTTGTGTTTTGCAAAAATACCAGCTTTTTTAACATAAAGAAATGCTCTTTTAGTATTTTCGGCGGCTCCAACAGGAAGATAAGAAGGGTTAAATCTTAAAAATTTAATACCATAAAACTCTTCAGCTTTAGTGTATTTCATTTCAGCATTTACACCAAGTTTATAATCTTTGTTAATAAATTCAGTTTGACCTAATAAATATCTATAAGAAGCGGTTGATAAAACACAATAAACTTCTTCAGTTGCTAAATCAACATCATTATCTTCAAAGATTTTAATTGCATCTTTAAGTTTTTTAGTTGTTAAATCCTTTGAACCGTTAGGAATTAATTGGTTAGCAGTATCAAAAGGGACATCAGTTATAGTCCCGTTTTTATCTCGAGATTGAGAATTACCAAGCAAACTATTAATAATAATTTGATCTTTTTTTCTGTTGGCGGCTTTAACAAAATTGGCTAATTGTGCGGATTGAGTATTTACCATTTGTCTTTGTAGATCTTGCAGATCAATGTAATCCATTCCTTCAAAATCAACACAAGTAATAGAACGTCTAGAAAATTCAGTAGGTGTATATTGAACATCAGAGTGTGTACCCTGTCTAACTAATAATTCAACGCTTCCAATTCTGTCAAAATATTCAAACTTGGTATCCATTGTGATATTATCAAGGGTATTTTCGAGAAGTGAGGTAGTTTTTTGGGTAAGCTCGCGTAAATTAGTATTAAACGCAATAGTTGCTGCCAAAAGATCGGCTGTTTGAGACATAAAAATAAATATTTGAATTAAGAAATAATAAAAATTGGGGATAATTCCCTTATAATTGCTACCCTTAATTTCAAAGACTTAAAACAAGCTACCCTTTACTTTTCTATGGACAATGTTTTAATTATTAAAATATTAAATTTAATAATCAAGTGTTTTTTTTAAATTTTAATTTGTTGATTTGCAATTTCTTTGTAAAGTTGCATAACTTCATTTGTTGCTCCTCGATCTCCTTTATGATATAAATGGTCTTTATTTTGCAATATTGCATTAATCTTATCTTGAGCTGTCGTTGGTGAAAAATTTAATTTTCCAATAGTTGGTTCTTGTATTTTTTGCGAAACTTTATCCATTAATTTTGCAAGTAATATTTTTGCATCAGCAGGTAAGTTTTGTATTTTCTCATCATCTTCAGCGGAGGTAAAATATTGTAGCATAGTTTCAGCTTTATTCGCCTTCTTATCATAATCAGTTCCCCACTCTTTTTTTAATGATTGAACCGCCTCTTCTTCAGCTTTTTTTAATTCTTGCTCTTGTAGGGATTTAATTTTAGCATCAGATTCAAACATTGTCTCCATAAAAGACTTAAATTGTTCTGGCTTAATTCCTAATTCTATTGCCTTAGCTTTAGCATTGTTTAACAATTCATCTTCAATAGTATAATTTTCAGGCAATTTATATTGATAATCATTTTCTTCATAAGAAGTAGTTTTATTCATCTCAGCCTCTAATTCAGCCTTAACAACATCCCTAGCTTTTCCAAAATGTTTTGTTTTGTGGTATAAATCTTTAACAAGAGCATTTAAATCGTTTGGTATATTCTTAGATAATCTTTCAAAATCAGCATCTTTTTTTAAATCTTCGCTAAAATATTTAGTTATATCAAAATTATTAGCTCCTTCATTTGAATTAATAACGGCTTCATTTGCAGAAGTGTTTATTTCAGTGTTAGTGTTAGCCGTTTCATTACTTATATTTTGTTGATTTTCCATTTTATTTATTTGTTGTTGATAAATGATTTTCGATATATCTATAAGCAAGCCTTAAGCCTTCTTTGTATGAATCGTTATCAGTAATTAAATCTGAATTGACACATAAAGTTGATTTTAAGTCTTCTAAGATATATTTGCCATCTTGTGTATTAAAAACTAATTGATAGATTAATTTGTGTTTTTCTAAATCTTTATGAATTGACATCAATCCCCGCCTGTTTATAATCTTTTAAAGCCATTGCTTTGTTTTGTTCGTTTTGCAAAGCCATTTGTTGATCTTGCACTTGCTGTCTTTGTTGCCTAATATCCGCAACTGTTTTATCATCATTTATAATTTTAGGGTCTACGGTTAAAATATTAGCTTTTTTTCTTAATATTTCATCAAAATTAACAACATCTATTGAATCAGAGTTTAATTCTGAAATATTGCCAACAGTTTGCAATATAACATCAAGAGAATTGAGTTCAGTTATTTGTTGAGATTGATTAATTGGATTAATAAAAGTTATTTTTAATTCTGGTGCTTGCTTCATTAAATCGGGCAATTCAGGGAATACAGCTCCTGGTAATAAATTATAGCTTGAATTTCCATTTTCTAAATCATTTACAGCAAAGGATTTTCTAAAAAGAATATCAAAAGTCCTGTCTAATATAGAATCTAAATATTCTTGAATGGAAGTAGCCACAGAAGACATAATTCTAAAACCTTCAGCCCTCAATTCTAATACTTGAGTTGCTGTAGCATTGGGATTGTCAAAGATTTTAAGCTTATCAAGAAAGAATATTTCTTGAATAGATTTCTTTTTCTCTTGTATTAATTCTAAAGTGTAATTTAACTGCCCTATTAGTTTAATTGGCTCAATTGCAGATCTTCCTGAAGACATACTATTGCTTTTAGCTTTGTTTAAAGCCATTGGTGATAAATTAATCCTGCCATCAAAATCAGCATTAACAATCATTGGAGGCTTTAAAGTCAATTCTACTGACTCGTTATATTGCCTTTGCATAATGTTTAACTGCCTTGCATCGGGTAAAGCAATCATTGCCCTTGAAGTGCCGTAAAGTTCATTGGTTGATTTTTCAGATCTACCAACAGCAAGAGGGAAAGAATCCCAACCTAACTCTTCTACAATCGCTTTATTAGCAACATCCAACCAAACACCCTCAAACTTTTTATTTGCAATATCAATTTTGTTTAAATCTCTATTTAGCCTCGGGTAAATATGTAATTGAAATGAAAATTTTTCGTGGGGTCTATTTTTAACGATTTCTTTTATAGCTTTGTGATTATCATCTCCCCATTTTTGCATTGCCTGCATTGCAGTAAAATCTGCTTTAATAACCACGCTATCAATTTTGCCTTCTTGATTTTCAGATATTAAATAGTTTTTAATATGATGAGTAATGTAATTTAAATCAAAATCCCTTCCCTCTTCTGTCATTGTTGCCGCGGTGCCGAAACTTGCAATATCTTTGAAAGCCTCAAGAATTGATTGTTCAAATCTTGACTGAGAGTTATACATTTTATTCCACATTACTTCAGTAGATTTACTTAACCACTCGCTAACTTCTTGATTTTCGTTTATATCATCATCTACAGCTTTAATCTCAAACCAACGACTTGATTTATTTGTTAAAACACCGCTTAAAATACTTGCGAAAGTTTCAACGGCAAGAATTGGGTAAGAATCAAAAATATAATCAAATACAGATTTATCCCCTGCGGTTTTTTTAGAAGTTATATCGCTTTTAACTGGTCTGAATATATCGGATATATCTTGAAATAATGACAAAAAGTTAGATTTACTACCCTCTAAACTCTCTGCATTTTTTAATAATTTTTCTACTTTTTTTTCCATTATAAACCTAGTAGTTTTTTTCTCTCGGAGGCTTCGCCTAGAGCTGTGCCAGCGAATAAAGTTCTTTTTCTTGCCTTTTCCTCTTGTAGTCTTGCGGATTCACTAGCGATTGCTTTTTCTTGTGCTAATTGTGTAATTTGTGCTTGCTGGGCTTGTGCTAAATTTCGCACTTCTTGTTTTCGTTTTTTTTCCGCCTTTCCCGATTCCATTATTTGTCCGATAATTGTTGCCCTAACCAAAGGCTTTCTTATTTTTGTCCAGAATCCCATAAATTAATAATGTATTTGTTGATAATCATAATGAGTTTGTCGCTGTTGTTTTTCAATCATATCTTGATAACCAACCGCTAAGTATCTAAAAGCATCTGCTCCATCACTAGACCAATCGTGCTTTGGAGTATCATAAAAGCAATTTCTTTTAATGTCAAATTCTTTTTTATAGTTGTTGAGAGCAATCAACCCCTTTTTGCATTTTGTTTCATCAAACCAGCACTTATTTAGAATAATTCTAACTGCGTCAATCCCGTCTGAGCGGGGAATATCTGGAACAATATTAAAATTAAATCCCAGCTCTCTAGCCGTGTCTATTCTAGCCTTTCCACTTGTGAATTCTCTAACCACTATATCGTGAGGGGCGTTGTGCGATTCATAGATATAATTTTTGTTTCTAATTTCTCTTATATATTCAACAAGCCCAACGCCTGAGCTTTCCAAGTAATCAATAACCCTTATTTCTTTACCTACGCATTGAGTAAACCAAATCGCAGTAGAATCCCCAACTCCTAAGTCCCACCAAGTTTGAACGGGTAAATTAGGTTCGTATGGAACATTAGTTATTTGCTTTTTGTCTTCTAGTTCTTTAATAAGATGAGAGTAATAAGCCCCTTCGATCGGGTTTGTAAAGCTACACATATATTCTTGATTGAAGTAATCTAAGGTTTTTCCTTTCGCGATCGCTTCCTCTTTGACTTGCTCCAATTGCTCTTTTGTAAAGACTCCTGTTTCTTCAGCTGTTTTTATTTCGCAGTGCCAGTTTTTAGATAATTTAGCCATTTTAAATAATTCATAACTGTGATTTTGCCCCTTCGGGGTGAAGTTAAATATTGCCCATCCGTTCGTTGCTAATAACATTGGCTCTATTGTCTCCCAAGCTCTCACGTCTTGTTCTGCATATTCTGAGAATACAGCCCCTTTAATACCGGCTCCTCTCAATGAATCGGGG